TACTTGCTGCATTTGGGTCATTCGGGTCAAGCTGACGCATGGCGTTTTTGTACCTACTCGCCACACCTTTAAACTCTTGCGAATGCTCCCTTTCACATCTTGTCACTGCTTCACTAAAGTCTGGATTCCCTGGCTTCATGCTATTATCCTTTTTGGAAATCATGTGCTTCCTAAGCCAGCCCTTATCCTTCGCCATTTGCTTCTCTACCCTGGTACGGTCTTTACGATTAAGATCAATCGGGCTTTGGTTTGCCAAGGCTTTCTTTCTCCGGGCAATATCCATCATGATCTGTCTTGGATCTTCTGCAATATCTCGATCCATGTGTCGTTCCATCCGTCCAGAATGACGTGTCGGTGCGCCTTCTTTAATTCCTTTATTTGTAGGAACAATCAACTTGCCAGTACGCTTTTGTTCAAGCTGTCTTAACTCTCTTTCCCATCTCTTTCGTGTGTTGTATGCAGCAATCTTCCGATCAGTGGCACTCATTGGCACTCTCCTTCTCTTTATTTTAAAGTCTTATGCAACCATAAACGGATACTCTTTAACCTGATACTCTTTCTTCCGTTCTTCTTGAAGCTGATTTCTTAATCTTGTGCGGCGCTCCAATTCTTCTGGCTTTAACTTCTTTCCTCCATTATATCCCTTATTGTAATCGCCTTGCATCCAGCCCTTAAAAAGCTCTAATGCAATAATGATTTCTTTGCGTTTAATAATCGCATAGGGTTCAATGTCGGATAGGAATCTGACTGTTTTCTCACAGCCATGAATCAACCATTTTCCACAAGTTTGATTCTTGTAGTTAGTAATTGTTCCACCATAACGTGCTTTAAGAAGATACAGAATAGGCAATTCCTTTTGGGTAACAGAAACAAATATGTGCGTAAAATCCTTCGCCACAACAATGCGCCCTTCACCATCAAAAAGTCCTGCCCAATATTCAGGTGTAATATCCATTTTTCCTAGGCAACCTCGCTTCCATATATGTAACGCCAGTCACGAGATCCAAAACCATAGAATTGATAGGCACGATACTTCGCGTTGAAACCGTCGAAATCATTCGCCTGTCCAAATTCCAGCGCATCAACGTTCTGCCAAGTGTTCATCATTTTCATGAGTTCACTGTCAATAACGAAGAAGTTATTATCATCATCCAACCAGTCAGAAACAAGCAACTTATACTTACCTTCATGGAAGTTTTTGTTGTTGTTTGCGGTGTCAACTTTACCGCTAGACTTAATCAGTTCCCAAGCAGCTTCTTCCAAGGCGCGAGGCACCAACAGGAAGTCAGGGTTCACTTCAAACACTTGATCGGTGTTGGTCATGAATTTCTTCATGAGACGCCGAATAGCTTCAACTTGAGTGGCAGAAAAAGCAGTCGTGCCTTTATTGCCCTGATTCGATCCACCTTGGTTGTCATGGGACGTGTGAGCTGTCGAACACAGTTGCAAAGCGTCAATCGTGGTGTAGCTTGTATTGAACGCATTGTTGAACTGAGCGAACACGTCAGAAGCGATCCGACGGCGAGCCGCCAAACCTAGCTGACGAGGAAGATCACGGACCACGTTAATTTGGTCAGTGCGCTGAAATTTGCGTTGGATCTTAATCCCTTTCGCCATTTCAGTGTTCTCAACAGTCATTTTGTAACCCTGAGAGATATCTTCATAATTCAGATCCCCGTCAAAGTCTTCCATGGTACCGCTATCACCCATTTCTAGATAAGTATCGGCCAGTTTGTCGGATTTGTTTACGTCAAACAGCAAATCTCTGTCTGCCGGAACTTCCTTGAATCCTAATTGGAAATTCTTGATTGCGATAGGTTCATTGGCGTCTTGCCAATTTCCAGTTGTAATCATATTAATGTCCTCCTATGTTTCTAGTTAGGACACACTAGAAGTCAAGCCTCTGGAATACACCGAACAGCTTGACAACGTGGGAGTCGAATTTTTTAGTCTACGGAATAAGGAATGGTGTCACGGATAGTGATATCGGCATAAAACCGAAGACTCCGCGCTCCATTCAATCCTGTCAAAGCGGCGTGTTTCGTGGGGTCCATCTGGCGCCCACCGTCGCTGTTTCGTTCGATAATCGTATCAATCACGATACCCTTAATCGCACCAGCCGCAGCTTGCGAAGCGATTTTCGTTCCATCACTGTTAAGCGACAACAATTGGTGGAAGCGAGGAAGAATCTTGATAAACGTTGAAGACGTATCAAGAGCCGTTCCATAGGCAGCCTTCAAGGTACAAGCCCCTGAAGCCGAGGCCACGGCGTAATTGGTTTGACCAATCCCGGTGCCTCCCATGACATATTGAAAATGAGCATCAATATTGTCTTCAAGGCTTGAAACGGTCATGGTTGTGGTGCTAACCGCTTGTGTACAGGTGATTAAGCTCGTCAAGTCGTATTCCACACGGAACACATTGAACGGCTGGGCCAAAGTTACCAACTTGGTAACAAAAGCCGTTCCAGCAATTAATGTCTCACCATCTACAGAATAGTCCAAGCCTTCGCCTATCCGCCCAATGACATCCGGGATTGCAGACGCACCGGAAGCCTTTATAAGCATTCCGTTGTCGGTCGCTGGTGTTGGTCCTCGTTTTAAAAACGCTCCCAACTTAATGTCAGCAGCCGCACCATAAATAGGCAACCGATAAATTGGATTGCGTGAATCTTTTTTTAACACATTCATTATTTTTGTCCTCCTTTAACTTTCTCTTTTTTTATATCTTTTACTGTCTCGGCTGCGTGTTCTACCGCTTTGACGGCAGTATCAACAGCTTTCAACGGTTCAAATAAAACTGTTACTAATGCTTGGTTGGTCATAAAATCAACCTTGGAAACAACATTCACAATCTTCCCGCGTATCTGGCCAAATACAATAGCCAAACCCTTGTCAACATTATCCGCCAACGTGCTACTTCTCACTCCGTTCCTTGTTATGTTCTCTCCTACCACGCTGATTGTTTTAGATAATAAACTCATTATATTCTCCCTCTGCTTCGTCTGTATTGTCTGGCCGGGATCTTATCCGCTGCTGGCCATTGTCTTTTGGGTTTGCTGTGAAGCCACTTCAAAGATCCACAATGATAACAGCCGCTTGTAACATCACGCGACCCTTCTGAATCCGCTGCCCCCAAACCTTCTCCACTATCCGACCATGCTTTCTTTCGTGTGTCATTCCATGCACCACATTGAACGCATTTACGCATAGGTGTCTGCCCAAGTCTCCGTCCGGTCCTGTCTGCCGTTCCAGACGGAAAGATTTGCAAACCTTGATTGGGGAATTTTTTATTTATCATGCTTTCTCAAATACTTTCTTACCTTTGAATTTGCGGTATTCATCCTCGCTCATCCTGTGTTGAGACGCTACGTTCTTCTCAAGCGCATTTAAAGGCCTTGGCCCTTGCCCGTTCTTCCCTCCGGTTGACGATGGCCGTCCGGCCCCCGCGATCCTTCGGTTTCTTTCACCGTTGTTGTGAGCTTTCGTTACTTCGTCCCGCATCGACTTCCCGCGTGAAGCGTCAACCGCCATCTTTAAAAACTCAGGGTCAGAATGATGCTTCTTGTCAAACTTCGTTAAAAACTCATCCACTCCCTTCTGATACTTGGCCGAATCTTCATATCCTTTTTCTTTTGACAATGATTTGAGCGCGTTCCCTTTATCAAATGACGAGAACCGATCATTTACCATGTCCGTCACTTTCTGGATAAGGAGTCCCATTTGATTCTGTTGAAGCTGGTACGCATCATAAGGTATCCCGTATTTCTGTTCGATTGCGATCTTCTCATCTTCTGTCGGTGGTTTTACTGGTGCCGCTGGTTCTTCTTTAGGCTTAATCAGGTCTTTAACATCATCAAGCAATTTCTCTCTGAATGATTCTAAATCCCCCAGGCCTCCGCCCTTCTCTTCATCTGCCCCTTCTTCCGGCGGAGTATCTTCTCCATCACTTTTATCTTCTCCTCCTCCGTCAGTATCGGACTCTCCGCTTTCCCCAGATGCGGCATCTTCTTTAATTTCTTTATCTTTGCCATCTTTAGCGGCATCTTCGTCACCTTCTTTGCCGGCAACTCCCGGAATCGGATTATCTGCTTTTTCTTCCTCTGTCATTCCACCTTGATCGAACACAACCATTTGTGTCTCCTTTCGGCCATAAAAAAACCCGACAACAACGTCATCAAAATGGCGTCACTGTCGGGCTTCTGGAGCCTCGTTTTATTTAGGGCTTCTTACTACGCTTTCGCGAGCAAATCTTTCTCCGTTAATACATGGGTTGAATTATGCAATTTCTTACACCGTCGGCACATTGTTTGCGCTCCATAAATTATAGTCATTTTCGTAACAATATTTCCCTGGTCCTTGAGACTGACGCCATGAGCATTAAGACTAATTAGGCTCATTGTCGGCTTCGTTAATAATTTACCGCAATCACAGCGACTTTCATACCTGAAATTTTCAGATTTCTTGTTTTCCACGCGAGAGTTCCTTTTGGAATGCCTGTAATCTCTGTCTCATTCGTGGGAGTTCCATCTCCATATCATCGAAGGCCTTTAAACTTCTAACCAATAATCTTTCGGCTAATAGTACCTTAAGCTCAACTTCCGATTTGTTCAGATAATCATCAAGATCAGCGTTGAGATTTATTTCCTTCTTGTTCAATTCATTAATAAATGGCTCAAGAATAGGGTGATCCTTGTTAGCCAATACAGATTCAAATGTATGAATGTTCGTCTTGATTTTTCTTACTTCACTTTCTATTGCTTCTATGCGTGAAACGGATGGCTTGCTTCGTGCTGTCATTGTGAACCTCCTGGGGTTTCTGGGAATTCGAGTCCCGCCTCTGCGATCTTCTCGGCTGTGCTTTTAATTCTCAATTGGGTGTTGGCATCTTTAAGCCTTTTATCCTGGGCTTGAGTTTCCGCCTCTTCCTCTTGTGCCTTCTGCTCTGCCTGAAGTTGCTCCAGGGCTTGCTTTTGAATCTCAACCATTTTCTTGCGAACCTCTTCCATTGGGGGGAGGTATTTCTCTCTGTTTGGAACCCGTCCATTTCTTAAAGAGTCTTGAAGTACCTTCACGCGCCGTTCATCATCCTGGGCAAACGTGGGCTCTTGCATTAGAGTTCGGTATAGATTAAGGCCTTTCGTCAACTCAGCGTCAGCGTTTTGAAGAACCGTGACACCACTCATTTTCATCTTGATTCCTTTGCGGATATACTTTTTGTGAAGTGTTTGCGTTTTCTTTTCAACCTGTCCATTCTCTTCCCTCTGCTTAATAAATTCAAGAATAGGAGGCCCGAACTGATACAAATGTGAAAGGCAGATATCACCAACGTCCTCAACACCTTCACGGAATTCGTCTAAGGGTTGATCCATCCGAAGGTTTGACTGCTGAATCATGGTTGCAGTCTTATTGCCCGGGGCATTAGGATCACCAGGCGCCACACCACCTGATAAAAGAGCCGTTGCGGAACCAAGGTAAAGATCCAAGGTTGTGACGTTGTTCTTTTCCTCAGCCATGGATTGCCCTAAGTCTGTGGGTTGAACCTTAAATTGCTCAAATGAGTCCGGGTCTTCAAGCCAGAAGATAACGCCTGGACGCCAACGGTTTTCTTCCGCTTCTGGATCAAAAGCCTTGTTCTTGCTCCTCTTCCCCTTAAAAGATGGGACATTGGCAATCTCATTGGTCATCATCCGATTATTGTGTTGGCGGTCAATCTCGTCGTTCATATCAACAGTTCTTTCTGGTATCCCACGGCCCCGGTTCTGGTTGGGTCTTTTGTTGATTCTAAAAGGTGCATAGAAATCAACACGATATGGATAATCAATGCACTGCACCAACTCATCGTTGTCGAAATCATAGGTCACAAGCAATTTACTTGTGTCCCCTCTGGTTCCGTCTTTATCCTTAATATCCAAACTTCCCCAAATGACCAACTCAAACAGGTTGAATTCGTTACCCGATGCGTCACGGCGGTATCCTTGATGTTCAAACACACTTTTCATGTACCCGGAAACCTCAGTCTTCCCTTTCTTCTTAATCAGCTTATCAACAGCCTCTTTATAAAAGATTTTAGCCTCAGCCTTTTGCTTCAAGGTCTGCTTATTCATTGGGTATAATTTTCCATACCCGCGAGTAAGATCATGTTTGATTGACGGCGACCAGGCCGGGAACATCACGAAATTAGCAAGCTCAACAATATCGCCTTTGTTCCCCTGATAAACTCGTTTCTCAAACTCAATAGGTACTTCAATGGGGTTCTCTTCTGTAGCGGTGGACGTGACGTGCTTTCTAAATGCTTCATATTTCTGTGGACTGAGCCCGGCGTCATCCGGTGTGGGGAATTCTTGTAGAAATTCATCCGCATTGGTAATCAACAAAATATCTTTGGACTTCTTAAACTCTTCCGCCCATGTTACTTGCATATAAGCTAACCCGTCTCGATCAACCGGATAAATAATATCAGAAAGAGAATCAGCTATATTCCATTCGTTCCGGGCTTTCCAGTTCATGAGCTCATCAATGCTGGCCACGTGGTCCCTTATCTGGTCATTTCCCGGCTCAATGTCTCCGTACCAAAGATTCGCAGCATTTAAGATTGAACGCTTAATGATTGCTCCATAAACGTCCATATATGTTTCAGTGATTGGAACATGGGTATTTGGGGAGTCTTCGTAAAATCCGTTTTCTTGCGCTGGAACACCTTCAGCTAAATCGTTCCATTCTTCAAGTTTCCGATGAAGTTCATCGGTGTCCTGGTTCCATGATTCAATCTGTTTCTTAAGAAACTTCTTGAGCCGCTTTTCCTGTTCTTTGGTTAAATTCTTAAGCTCACCGAGTTTCTTCCGATAGTCCTCTTGGAGGCTTTCAGGCAGTTCGGACACCTTCGCATCTTTAACAATTATCTCAGCTTTTCCTTCTGGCATGATTCCCCCCTAAACTAAAATTCACCTACGTCATCGGTTTCGTCTCGCGGCCCATCGTTCTTCTTCGTCATATCTTTCAAGCTCTTGTCAGCGAAATTGCCTGATATTACTTCCATGTCAGGGAATTCAACCACAATAAGATCGTCTTCTCTACCTGTAATATTTCCTTCGCCCTTTATCTTGATAATTTGTTTCTCATCTGCCTCGTCAAGATTCGGGTATTCATTTACATCAAATTTAATTTCCATTAGCTCACCAGTCCTGGTTTAATGATTCCACTTGCTTGTGCCTTTTTCATTCGCATGATCTTTATGTGATTCAGGCCCATCATCTTTAATTCTTCAAAGGTTCCCCTGAGAAGCGCAGTACCATCTTGTTTCTCTGCCAATGCCTTAATAGGAATTGTGAAAAACATTATCTTCGGATTGAGGTCACTATCCGTTCCAATCGTTACGTCGATCTCCCTCTCGTCTTGCTTTTTGTCGTCGCTCATTTTGTTTCTCCTGTTCATTAAATTCCATGTCATAAAATTCGTTTGTATTAACTTTCCTAACCTGGACGTGTAGGTGCGGCCCTGTGGAACTACCAGAATCGCCAGATTCCGCAAGCAATTGACCCCTCTTGATCTCAAAACCCGCTTTGACTTGTGGCAGTATTGCTCCGAGGTGGCCATACCAAAGATAATATTCTTCTCCGTGGATATCGCATATCTGCCAGATCCTCATACCAAATCCTTTATCATGGTCATGTGGATCTTGCCAACCACAGATAAACGCTCTACCGTCCGCCATTGCTCTCACCGGGTTCCCAACTGGAACCGCGAAATCAATACCATTGTGCATCTTCTCTTCCCCGGAGTGAGGATCTTTCCTCATCCCGAAAGGACTTGATATTGGCCACTTAAGATTAACTGGGGGAAACAACTTTATTTTCATGTCTGGTACTCCTTATTTATACTATTCCTTTGGTTTCTGCTGTGACTGATTGATGAATCCAACGATCTGGCTTATGGCCGCGTCAGCTCTGTTCATTCGTGAGTTCAGATAAAAGAACCCAACGCAATAAAGCGCCAACAGCACCCCGAGTACAATCATTCCAACATCTTTCATCTTATTCATCTAGATCCCCTTGTATTTTTATTGTGCAATCGTGTCATCTTCTGCTA